GGGAAGAGTCACTAATAGCTCTACGTCTTGAAGCCGTTACTGAGTTCATAAGAGCAGATGCCACCTGTTGGAATGGCTTCATATTTGCTGCTAATGACTTAGTTTGATACTTAATGCCATCATCATTGGGGCAAGCAAATAGCACTGGTATCATCTCATGAGCATTAGTTTGGCGCTCAATATAAATGATAGTGCTGAAATTGACTATTAGGAACTTCCATACTTGAGGAGTATTAGGTTGTGGTGCCTGAATACCGAAATCAGCAGGAAGGATACGAGCATACAAGGTGGTAATAATATAGAGACCCTTATAAGCTATTCCGCTATTATTCTGCAATCCTGCCCAAGAGAACCAATCCATACCTTGTGTTAATGACTGCACAGCAGTAAGAGCTTCTGGGTTCACTTGCGGCACATAGTATTCAGTAAGCATAGTGCCAGAATTAAGTGCAGCATTGATATTAGGGATAATAGCATCCTCACCAAGTTCCGCTATTATCTGCTTAATGCGATTCCTAGATACTAGTTCATGGTAGCCTGCATACTCACCTTTAGTGGCAACATCTTGTGGTAACACTGTGGTATCCCAAAATGTATTATAGAGGTCAAGGCGCTTAATGCTGTTACCTTCCCAGATAATATTCCTAGGCTTACCTTCTTTGCTACTGAATTTGAGATCAGTCTCGATGAGAGCAGTATTAGCTTTAGTCCAGGATACCTCACAAGCACCAAGACCGTATTTACCACAATCCCTGAAGAACTTTATCAGCTCAGATTTCCAACGACCTTTGCGCGCCTGCTTATCTAATAGCGCATTCATCTGCAATGCAGCATCAGCATACTTAGGTGGTGCTACTACTGGAAATACAGGAGTCTGCGAACAGAATACTTCAGTCATGAACGCTGTCCAGGAATCAACTTGGTCAGCTACTATTGGCACTGTCACATCTTGGAAGCGACTAGCATCACCTAAGTTATTAGCAAGGCGGGCACGCTGATGTTCCTCTCCTCTGTTATTCTCCCGATAATATTCTCTATCAGCAGATTCAAGTACCTGCCTAATGGTATAGAAATAAGTCCACCGGGTTCTGATATTCCACATATAGGATACCAGAGCTGCTTGCGATTCCTTTGATATTTTTAGTATTGTCTGGCTTGAGGCCATTAGCTTCTCCTAGTATAAGTTACTGCGTTATTGGGGCCAAGCTTCCACTCATACCTGGGAGTAAGTTGGTGTGATTCTATCTCATCGAATAGAGTAGAGCAGCCATGTATTGTCATTGTGTCGGTAGCATAGTTAATGGTAATACCATTAACCGCTAGCTGTGACTGAAGCCTTAGCAGAATACTGGGACTAGCTTTGGCGGCCTCTGCACTAACTTCCACGCAACCTCTTCTATTTAGTATTGGGTCTGGCACTTATTATCTCCAAGTTAAAATTCACAAGTTTCCTCCAATTCCCATACTTCATTGCTATCACCAGAAGCCATCATGTTATGAATGGTAATCTTATGACTAAATTCAGTAAGAACTTTAGGGATATAGGTAATACAGTCTAAGATACCATCCACATTGTTGGTCTTAAGAGCATTGAAATCTATTATCTGCCTACTAGCTAATGGCCAAGCATCTGGATGTATTAGTATCTCTCCTGTAGTCAGGGATTTAAACATATCCAGGATTCTGCTATTCTTACTGCGGCTGCCGGAATATATAGGTTCTACTGCTAGTTCATATAAGCCTAGTCTTACTCTATACTTGTCCATCCAGAACTTAAGTGAGTATTGGTAAGCATTAGCCTCAATACAGATAAGGCTGCATCCCCATTGCATAGCAGCCCTCAATGACCTAGTAATAGTTTCTTCAGGAGAATAGCGGCCCTCATCAAGAACTCGCACAACTGGCTTACCAGCAATGATGCAATTGACACTAATTGTTACACTATCGCTATTAGTCTTATCATTAGATGGGTCAATGATAATGAAGTTGCCAGCACTTATCTCATCCTCTCCGAAAGGGTAGGTAGGAATCTTACTGATATCAATGTTATTATTAGCATTAGCTGTCTCATCATTAAGCACTTCAGCATAGAAGATTTCAGGATGGCCTGAATTAGCATCATTACGGTATTCATCTAATAGCTGCTTAAGAGGTTTCAAGTCCTCCCACAAGCTGGTTCCGTCAGCAAGGATGCCACCAACAATGAACTTAATCCACTCAGTATTATGCTTGAGATTCCTTAATATACTGTGAGGAGTGGGATACATATTAGCTAAAAAGATATAGAGACAGCCTTTGTGGCTAGCAGCTTTCATAGCAGTTCCTAACATCCATTGTTGTATTGAGCTGCTTACCAATTCACTATCAGCATCCTCTCTTGTCTGTATGTCATCGAATACCATAACATCAGGACGTTGATGCTTAATGTTAAGACCACGAACAGAGCCACCTTGACCGATAGCAGTAAGTACAATATTCCTTCCCTTAAAACCAAAGCGTTTCTGCTCTTGTGTATCCTTCTCAATACCAACACGCCAGTCACCAAAAAGGGCAGTAATATTATTCTCATCAAGCATATCAGCAATGTCACTGATAATATTCTGAGCATGAGTGGCGGTGGAGCAGATGACAGCAATATGAGTCTTATTAGTAAAGATGATCATCCATAGGATTGCTAGTTTTACTAAAGAGGTCTTAGCAAAGCCTCGAGGGAAACCTACTGCTATCTTGCTGAAATCCCTAGTACGCTGGCTATAATCCTGTAATAGCTGCCATATAATATGATAGGTTTCAGGATAGGCATATTCTGTTACCAGTGGCAAAGCAAGCATAGCAAAGAAGTCTAAGTCGTGGCGGGCTAGTTCGTATGCTTGCTGATGGTCAAGAGCTGTCTGTCCTACCTCTTGGTAAAGGGATGGAAGTTGGGAGCTATCAGACATTGGCGGCTATCCTCTTATTCTCAGCACTATCATGGAACCGACTACTGAGATTATGGCTAAGAATTCGGCAATGAGGTGAGATGCAGCCGCAACCATTCCTGCTATGAAGCTATACATATTGCGCTCTCATTGCCATCAGCATAGCCAATGCAGCATTGTTAGCAGCTTTAGTAGCAGGATTGCTAGCAGCTTTACGGCTATTGCTCTCACTCATAGAAGGCAATCTTACCTGGTCTGTGACTTGGGATTTTGTATTCATCATCTGTGTTTGCGTGTTCATTACTTATTACCTCCAATTGAGAGGATTGCATTGTTAGCAAGTTCTTATCACCTGCTTGCACTATCTGGTTATTGATATCCTTAACATATCTCTGCATTAGCTGAGTAGGTAGTACTAATTGTACCACAGTCTGATTAACTGTTGCAACCTGACTATCGCCATTAGCACCCCTTCTTTTGAGGCCATTAATAGCTACCAGATTTCTGACCTTCTCAGTGGTGGTCTTAAATGCCAGTGGGTTATTATCAATATCACCTTCAATCTTGCTTAGTAGCTTATCTTCAATAGCATCATAGCGGCGGTCACGGGCTGTTGCCTCAGTCAGATTAGCCAACTTATATTCTTGCACTTGAGCTTTGAAAGCATCATCTGATAGGAGTTGGCTGATATAGCTGGGGTCACATCCTATAGCTGAGGCTACTCTATGGGCTTCAATACCTTGACCGAGTAATTTGCAAATTCGGCCTTGGATGCCTTCATATTCAGGGGTTGTAGTGGTTTGGGAGGCTGGCTGGTTCATGGCTGGTGTCCTTTCTGGCTAATTCTTGTTTCAGGGCATGTTGCTATTATATATAAGGAATAGCTCTTGCCAGGGGTGTGCGGCCCCTAATTTGCCAAACCTCCTACCATTAATCCTAATCTCAGACCTATTACTAATAACAGTAAGGATAAAGATGCTGGAAAAGTTTAGGAAAATTTTTGGGATGCTATAGGAGGGGGAGCGCGCCACGGACTAAAAAGGCTTCCGCCCCGGTGGGTGCTATTAGCTTGATGATGATAAGGATGATGCTAGTATTTTGTGAAGTAGTTCACATTTCTGATAAATAAA